AAATGACTTCCATCCCTTTCACCCCCCCTCATGCCCCTGGTCTTCTGAAAGAAGCTCGTCCACCGTAATGCCGTACAATTTCGCCAGTTTCTTTTGATACTTCCGGGAAATGGGGTTCCCTCCATTTTCCCACTTACTGACCGCCGTCTGGTTTACATTGAGTTTCTTGGCAACATCAACCTGACGCAGTCCGACCCTTTCGCGGTACTCCCGCAACTTCACGTTTGCGCCCCTCCTTTATGTTGTGGAATATGATTTGTAATTGACTGCGGTAGGAAAGTCTGCTATCCTGTCCTTAGCCCTCTGTGGCAACGTCAAGGAGGTGGCCGTTTGACCAAACTTTTGACCTTGCCAGTTCCAGACCGTGTGGAAGCGGCGTGATGCGATAGGGCAAGAGGCAGAACCCAAACTGCCAAAGTGAGCGGCGTGGCGACAGAAGCACAGCGGTATATGTGTCTTTTCTGGAATAAATGGGATGCACCACTCCCGTGCAGAGAAGCACGTTAAACCTCGCAGGTGCGCCACTGCTGAACGCTTGCAGAGAAGCAAGTAAAAAAACGCAGTGTCAGCAGTTCCAGAAAAGTGCAACGCGTTCTGGTAACCAAACTTGGGAGAAAACCGTCCGTGATACCGCACGGGCGGTTTTTCTTTCCCACCGCAGTCAGTCCCCGAAAACTCATAAATATGATTAGTCATGCTTGACACTTCCCGCAAAGCCATGCTACAATGAGCTTGCCAGAACATTGTAAAAAGCCGCTTTTATAGGGGCTGGTGTTTTTGTACGCTTTTTTCAAGGGACATTCATATGATACATCATATTTAAACCATTTGCAATATATAAATAGTTTATATATGATTGTTTGTATGGTTGCACAAATTTGTGGTGGTGATTATGGACATTACGCTGGAAAGGATATTATCGCTCATCCCAAAAAAAGAGGATGGTAAGTTCAAACACGGTGCCTTGTCTGCTTTTGCAAGGAAACTTGGCTTCAAAGATGGGCACATTGTTTCCGACTGGATTGCAGGAAACTCCACATCATATCTTAATTATCTGTATCAAATCTCTGTTCTTTACAATGTCTCCGTCGAATGGCTCAAGGGCGAAACAGACATAAAAAATCCCGACCTCCAAACGGAGGCCGGGTGGAAACAGCTTGCTATTGATTTGTTAAGTCAGCTTACACCTGAAGAGCTTGATCGTGAGATTGCTTATTTACAAAAGCGCGTAAATGAGAAAGATAACTAGCTCTTTCATTTTCTGGTAGTTTTCCAATAAGAGTAATTATCGTTTCTATCTTACTCTTATAGAGCAATTCACCGCAGGTCATATCTCGTTCATCCATATTCCAGTTGCCCCTCCTCGTTCAAGAACATTTGTTCTAGTGATTTGATAATATCATAGCACCGAGGAGAATATAAGGCAATCAGCAGATTTTCACAATTCTTTCCATTTATATTTTGTATTGACCTATATCTAGTGGTCTTTACTTTTATACCACAATTTTACTTTTTACGATAGGTTTTCATTCTAGTGAAAAGCCGCCGTCAGGAATCACCTGGCGGCGTGATCTTAGGAGGTGGAGATATGCAACGAGCTGCATTATATATAAGGGTTAGTACAGAAGAACAAGCCCGGCATGGCTTGTCTCTGGAAGACCAAAAAAATAGTCTGACCCAATTTTCAAAATCCCATGGAATGAAGATTGTCGGCATCTATGAAGATGCTGGCATCTCCGCCAGAAAACCATATAAGAAACGCCCTGCACTCCTAAAACTTCTGGATGATTGCAGGGTTGGAAAAATTGATCTGATATTGTTTATAAAACTGGACCGATGGTTTAGAAATGTGGGGAACTACTATGCTGTTCAGGAAATCCTAGATCAATATGGTGTATCTTGGCAGGCGACACAAGAGGATTATGAGACGACAACCGCATCCGGGCGGCTGAAAGTAAATATCATGTTGTCCGTTGCCCAAGATGAAGCAGACCGGACCAGTGAGCGTATCAAATTCGTTTTTGAGGGAAAGCGGGCGCGGTTGGAGCCTCTTACCGGGAATATACCTTTTGGTTATAAAATTGAAGGAAAATCATTCAAAAAAGACGAATCCAAAGAGGCTCTTGTTAACGATTTCTTTAAGAAGTATTTAGCCTCCGGTTCCATTTCTAAAACTTCCGAATTTATCAGAGAAAAATATGGTGTTTTAATGAGATACCATCTTATTGATAAGATGCTGCGCAGCACTACATATTATGGGAAATATTACAATATGGACGGAATGTGTCCTGCCTATATCACTAAAGAAGATCATGAACAAATTCAAGCTATGCGGAGGAAGGTTGTCCGAAAGGCAAAGAATAATCGTACCTATCTGTTTTCCGGATTAGTGGTTTGCCCGGAGTGCGGCAACAGGATGGGTGCTCGTATTAACACAAAGCAGACGTATGTGTTCTACAATTGCAACGGACACTATACAAAGCAGAATGGATGCCAAAATCGCGTTAATCTTGGTGAAAGGAAAATTGAAGAGTATCTTCTTGCGACAGTAGCCAACAAATTTCACGAATACAAGGCCAACTTTTCCGCTCTCAAAAATGCGGAAATCAACAAAAGGTCACGTGCGGAAATCTCTGCTGCAAAGTCAAAGTTAAACAAACTGAAGGATTTATATTTGAATGATATCATCACACTAGAAGAATTAAAGACAGACCGTGAAGCATTGCTTGCAAAAATCAGTGATTTGGAGAAAGCAGCACTCCCTGAGCAAAAGCAAGACTTCGAGAGTATTGATAGGGTGTTAACCGAAAACTGGAAAGAATCTTACGACGGACTCAACCGCGAAGAAAAACGAGAATTTTGGAGAATTATTGTCAAAGAAATCAAAATATACCCTGATAGGCACATAGAATATTCCTTAAATGTGTGAAAAAAATTTCCAAAAGTTTATTACTTAATATTACTTCCTCTGTAGTTGCAGTAATATTATATAATATAATCCCCGCCCTCATGAGAGAGCGGGGACTATCATCAGTGCTTCACGACAAACTCATAGTACCGAGCAAGCTTGTCGGGAGCGGGTCTTGGTCCAGGGCGGATTCATAGATTTCTCTTTCCAGCTGAGAGCGCAAGAGTTTATCTAGCGGTGGTGGTAATTTCACTCTTGCGCTCATTGGTTCACGTCCTTTTACTTCAAATTGTGATACCTGTACAGCATCACGGCAAACTGTCTGCGGGTAACGGGCTGGTCCAGCATCATGTCGCCGTTCGTGTTGCCCAGCATAATGCCGTTCTCCTGCACCCACTGGACCGCCAGATCACTTTCAGAAGGATTGTCCACAGTTTCCTCCTTCCAGGCAATCCCCAGATAGTTCAGGATGCCCTTTGCTTCCGCTTCCGCCAGTTTTTGCCGGTATGCGGAGTTTTTGAGATTTGCGGTGTCTGTTTGATTGGTGTGGAAGCCATGCTCGATCAGAACAGCCGGAGCACGGTGCCTTTCAAGACATACAGCGACGAGTCCGTCACAATCGGTGTAGACCTGACAGTAATTCCGGCGTCTTTGGCGGCCTCCAGGATATCCTTTGCCGCCTTATAGCCGCTCCCGCTGGTCTTGTAGACATATGCGCTCCAACCGGAGGCAGAGGACCAGCCTCCATTTCCAGCGGCGTTGCTGTGCAGGCTCACGAACAAATCCAGGTCTTTGATGGCGTTTGCAATCGTACACCGCTGCGCAAGGCTGACTTCCCCGCCGCCAGTCCTGGTCATGGTGGCAGCAACGCTATGCCGCTCCAGGATGCTCTGAATGCGTTTCCCCATGTCCAGGGCAAACTCATGCTCATAATAGGTTCCGTCCGGGCTTTTGTTGGCGAGGTTTCCCGCGTCATGGCCCGGGTCCAGGACCACCTTCTTCTTTTCCACAGTTGTCTCCCCTTTCTTGAGATAGACCAGAATCAAATCATGCACGGCTCTGCTGCTCTGGATGACCGCGCCCTTGAAATAACACTGGCTGGAGCCGCCGCCATCCAGCATAACCGCGGAATCCCATCCTGCCGCTGTCAGATCGTCCCTGAGCGATTCCGGCGTCCGGGTCAGACTCCCTCCGTCCCTCGTACAGTAAAGGGCCAGAGAGCCGTCCTTGATGCCAATGGCAGAGCGCCCACGTTTGCCGCCCTGCCCCACGTCATAGATCAATTTGGAGAGTGGCTTTCCGGAAACAATCAGCGGTGTGCAAGTGATATAATTGCGCTGAGAGGCGTCTGGCAGCGTGTCCATAGAAATGTCCGGCCCATCATTCCAGGAGTAGCCGGAGACTGTGTAATCCGGTTTGCAGAGTACCTTCCCATCTGCTTTCAAGTGGCAATTAGGTACAAACGTGCTCATGTTGTAGAGCGTGCCGTTGAGGATGTAATCCGCCCCGGTCTCCCTCTGAATTTGAGAGAGAGACCGGCGAGCGGTGTTGATGTAAAGCTGGATGCGCTGGATATCTTTCAGGGGGATTGTTACCGCCAGATGGTCAGGCATTTCCACCACTCCCGGAGTTGCGCTTTTCGGCCTGGGTACCGAAGTAGAATGCGATCACCACGGTGAATACGGTGAGGAACTGCTCTGCCGTCACGCCGCCGGTACAGGTCAGGTAGGCGAACACCGCCGTGAGAATTACCGTGACAATGCTCTTGACGGCCAGCAGGTTTGACAGCCGTTTCTTCAAAAGCTCCATGTGTTTTCCTTTCCGGGCAGCACAAAAGCCGCCCTGTCGTGCTTGACAAAGCGGCTTGATTTGGTATAATGAATGTACAAGGGCGCTGTTGTTTGACGGTTAGCCCTCTGCATAACTAACTCACGTTAGCCGTTCGGGGACCATCCGAGCGGCTAACACGCTTTTGGGGATATGTAAATCATAATCCAAAGGACTATGAGTAAACACACCAGGAACCGCCAGACTTTCTCATCCAGCGCCCATGTCCCATCGGCCTCACCCCCTTTCTTGGGGGAATAGCTAACCGCCGTATACAACAGCGCCCAGGGCCCTTTTCAGGGCAGGTTTATTCTACCAAAAGCGCCGCTTTGTGTCAATCTTCGCCGCCTGGATGGGCGGCTTTTCAATTAGTTTCTGCCATGGTCCTTGTCGTAATCCGCCATAGACTTGGGCTGATACTTGCAGGACCCGTCCTCGGCATAGATGTACCGCAGAGCGCCCTTCACCACGTCCACGCCATGATACTTGGGCCGGTTGTACACCATATCCTGTTCGGGGATGTACTTGTCGATCTCCTCCTGCCACGCGACTGCGCCGGTGAAGGTGTGCATGGAGGCCCACCAGGGAGTTTCAACGGGAGCGGGAATAAAGCCCTCCTCCATCTCTTCCTTCGTCCAGCCGCCTCCAGGATTCTTGTTCGGGTCCAGAGAAAAGTTCGCGCCAGCCTCTTTCAGCTTCGCGTTGGCTTCCTCCAGGGTGATCTTACCGGCCTTGTACTGCTCCATGATGTCGTTGATGGTCTTGTTCATAATAGTACTTCCTTTCTTTTTACAGCCCGATTCGGGCCAGAATAAACGTAATCACTGCCGCCAGGACCGCCCAAATCGCTTTATCCACAATGGAATTCCAGCGCTTCTTTGGGCTGGCCTGTTCTGTCTCCTGCCATGCGATCAGCTTGTCCAGCTTTTTCATGATGTTGTTATACTGTTCGTTCCGGGCGGCTTCTACCTTTTCAAGCTCCCGAATGCGGTCAAACATCTCTTTATGAGTCCCTCGCGCGGATTCTCTGAGTTCCGTTATCTGCTTTTCCAGCATATCCGCTTTTTGCAGGCCCAAACAATCCCGCTGTGGTCTATGATACATTTTTCATTACTCATGGGCAGCACCGCCTATCTGTGGTATAATCTTTTTGAGGTGATGATATGGATATGGATTTGTATAAAGTTATTGTGATCTGATCAAAGTGTGGACGAATGGCCCCTTTCACTCCGCCAGATGGCTCCAACATATGGGGTTCTTGGGACTGGCGTCATCCCTGTTCCTTTTGCGGGGAAACTTCATGGGTTGCCCACGAACCAGGCCGGGACTGGAAAACTGGGAAACCAATGGACCTTTAAAGTTTGGCGCGCATACTTGATCTCGCTTTTTACTGCAAAACCTATGTTTTTTATGGAATATATAGGTATCACCACGCGACATAATAATAAAGACCGATGCCAAACATGGCGTTACCTGACACGGTCACTGCACCATTACTTTTATCAAAGGTAACATCAGCCGATTGTAAGTTACTAACGCCCGGATAATGCCCCCATACAGTCCCATTAATACAGCAAGCTTCTGCTAGTGGCACTTTTCCGGAGGATGGTTGGAAAGTTCCAGAAGCCGGAAAGATCACAAAATTTTCCTTACCTTTTAAATCAGCAATAGAAATTGATGATGCGACAGAGCCAGATAATTTTGCAACTCCCACCACAGCTTTTTCGGAAGGAATAGATATCATCTGATTTGCAATCATGTGTCCTCCTTCATCAGCAGCAGCAATAGGCAGACTTTCTATTGGCTGCAACACATATATTGGGGAAAATTATATGGTCATGTTGATTCGCCAATACCCGTCGCTTCCTCTGACTGGATTTGCGTATTTGTTGGCATCATCGGTGACGCCATATTTCACAGCTCGATAATCAATGACCTGCGGCCAATACCTAGCAAAATGTGCTTTAGAAGTTCCAGAATAGCTGAAACTCGATATTTGCCCATAAAAATTACCATTGATCTCAAAATATTTATCGGATAAAAGACTGTTTTCGCTGGTGTCATATGTTCGATCGGCTGGTAGGGTTATGGTTCCTCTCCCAGGCCCCAAAGTAATCTTTCCGTTTGCATCTACTACAGCCGTACTAGAATATGTTAATACGGTACCGGGCCTTATGTTGTTCAGATCAGAGGTTGAACTACCCCTCTTAACAACTGCTTCTGCCACTTTATACACTTGCTTACCTTCATGACTTTCTGCTTCGCCAGATACAGGTCCAATAATCATGTTCTGAATCATCGAATATCACCCTGCGTTTTCCACTTCCTGTATCACCACATACACTGTCAAATTCCCTGTTGGAACCGTCTGGCAGGTGAAGGTCAGATTATTGGCGGCTTGTCCGGTACAGAGGATTCCGGCAGCGAGGTAAGCGGCTTGCGAGGCAATAGCGGGCACGGGCTGAATCAACTGCTTTGTCTCGTCGGCAAGTACTCCAGGAACAGTGATTGTCTGAGAATTTCCAGACCATGCAGACGCGAGAAGCGTCACACTATGGGCCGTCGGCTTTCCGTTTGCATTGGCGAGTACTTCCTGAAATTCTTCCTCCGTCCCCGCATATCCCCATCAACCGCATACTGATAAGCTGATTTGCCGGGAAGTCCAATCCCGGCCACTTTTTTGCCGTTTACGTAGAGTGCCATGATTCACCTCCTCATGATTTCCAGGCGACATAGTTATAAGTGACGCCATTTATAAACACCATAGAACCGCCACCTGTAATTTGCCCGTTTTGAGCGTTGTATGCTAGATTTGTAGTGTTTAGATATGATCGGCGAAGGTCAGCAGAATTGTCTGTTCTATACGCATATACCAGTAATTTTACTGAGTCTGTATAAAAAAGCGAAACTGTCAAAAATTCTTTGTTTGCAAGCTCTCTACTTTGCGCAGTGGTGATTGCAGCAACATTGGTATACCCTGCCAAACTCGGGACTGTAATAGAATTACTTCCGTTTCCAATGAAAGTTCCAGAAACGATCTCTGCCCCAGTCGATATCTGTCCAATCTTCTGCGCCATTGCCGCAAAGCTGTCCGTCGCCGCAGTTTCAACCCCCTTGTCAGTGACTGCGGCGGCAATCACGGACTTGCCCTCACTGACAGATTGAAAAAGCTCGTCGATGGCTTCTTGCGTATTGGTGGCCGCCATACCAGACTCCGTGTTGTTATAGGTGATCTCGGAGGCGCTTACATCATTCTCGCCATCTTCTGTGAAGGTGAGGGTAAACGGGGCGGCGCCAAAGGATTCATTCATGGACATTACGCCCCCGCCATCTACGGTGACTGAATTCGCAAGCGATGTATTAAATTCATTTTCTGTGCCGGTATAGCCGCCATCCTTGGCGGATTCATAGGCCGATTTACCAGCCCCTGCCACCAGCTTTCCATTTACTTTGATTGCCATTGTTCACCCCTTGCCCTTTTCCAGCTTGATGTTTTCCGCCTGTTCAATGGTTAACAGACCAGCGGACACCAGCTGATCTAACCGCGCATCGTCCACAAACGGGGATAATATTTTTTAGCCATCTCCTCTACGTTCATATAGCAGCCTCCATTACAACTCGATTGCGGACATCGCCGCGAGAAAATCCACATCCGCCCGGAGCTGTTCCAGCTCTGTAGGTTCCGGAGGCGCAGGAGAAGGCGGGGCGTATGGGGCTCCAATCCTTGCCCCTCATAGGCAGGAACCGCGCCAAACAGCTCCGCCGTGGCGTCATCCTCACAGACAATCATGTTTTCGATGATGTTTTCACCGTTTAGAATACAGTAGTCCATTACATAACCGCCTTTCTAATGATGATAATACCAGATTTTCCTGCACCGCTGGAACACGTTACGCCACTACCAACAGAAGTACTAACAATGTTACCAGGTCCACCACCAGAACCCCATGTTATTCCGTCGATTCCATATTGGTTTGTAGTCCAGCTACCAGCACCACTTGCCCCATTGACACCGCCTTGATAAGCCGGAGACTCATAATCGTTTCTAGCATATGCGCCACCACCAGAGCCAAGGATATCGCCAGTTCCAAACGCCTGAACACCGGCTTCTGCATCTTCAAAATTGTGCTTTGTTGATGCAGTATTGTTCACACTAGCCAATGCACTCTTTGAACCGCCCTGTGTCGCTTGCGTATAAATAACCGCACTTGGATTGCCAGTTGCTGTAACTTGTAGTCCGCCCGATCCACCATTCGCCGTATACGTCTCTCCGCCAGTAATTGCAACGCTTGTTTTTCCACCAGATTTTCCGTTTTGATTGTTAATGGACGAAGTATTTTTCGATGTAACAGCCGCACCGCCAGAGCCGATTGTAAATTGAACTTCCTTATCAGAAAAATCAACATTGTTTACAGTTTGCCGATATGCTCCGGCACCACCAGTAGAGCAAGTGCAATTAGCCGCCGCTATTGCTCCACCGCCTCCGCCACCAATCAGAAAGATATCAACTTTCCCAAATTTTGGAGAAAAACGAGTTTTCTGCGAAGATGTGATCTGAATTGGAAAACTTAGTTGCTTTTCTGTCAAAGTAAAAGTATGCGAGGTAATGGCAGATGTTTGCGGAACAGAAGCAGATACACTGTTATAATCATAATAGGGACTTGTTGCGGTCAAAGAAGGGTTGCTATTTGCGGCTTTACCAAAAGCACATCCGCTACTATCTGTAACAACGCTTCCACTTCCTGTTGCTGGCGTTAGGCCAGTAATCTGACAACCAGACACAGGTGTGCCATCTGGCAGTTGAACCTTAATGTTATACCAATTATTACCCGCCATCTGAACAAGGACCTTGAACAAATCATCAGGAACAGCAGCTTCTGAAAATCCGTACATCTCCGCCGTCTCTTCGCTCAACAGATCACTCTTGCTCATGATCGGCCCTACAACATTATCCTCGACATAGCCAAGAATTTGCCCTGCGGAGCCGTCTGGGAGACTTCCTCCCCCAGAACCAGCCTCCTCCGTAAACTCAATCGTGTACGGGCCGGAGCCGAGGGATTCGGACATAGACACCTCACCACTGTTCTCCACAGTAATTGCCTGATTTGCTCTTGCGATTCCCGCGTCAATTTCCGGTCCCGTGTAGGCCCCGTTATATCCATCTGTTGTCGGCATATGATCACTCCCTCATGCAGAGATATGGCTCCCCATCGGCGGTAATGTAGGCTGTGCTGCCAACAGGAATATAATAGTAGTTGTCGTTCCAGCTTCCGTCTTCCCCCTGTGCAAAGAGGGAAATTCGATAGTTCCCGTCTCCATGAACAAGGTAATCGTCATACACCTCGAAACTCCGCTGTGTGTTCGCCGGGGTGGTGGAGAAGGACGCGATTAGCGCCCCCTTCCCCACGCCGTACTCCTCCCCAGCCTTCGTAGCGCGACACTCAAACGCCTGATAGGGAATATCTGACTGAAACGCCACAATGATATAATCAAAGCCAGACACGGCGGAGACCTTTTCTCCGGAAATAGAGAATGTCAGCTTTGGGGCCGCCATTATGCCACGCTCCAGGTACCGGCGGCGTTCTTCACGAACACCTTCACGATCTTCACGCCGTCGCCGGAGGAAGCGGTCTCCAGGTCGGCGCCGGTGATGGTAACCTGGATGTTCTCGCTGGCGGGGTAAGAACCATCGGAGCCGGAGGTATTGATAGACCCGCCGGTGGTGGGGATGACCTTCCCAGCGTCCTGCGTGGAGTTGTTCTGCGGAACCACGCAAACCTTGTACTCGTCAAACTCCACGTCGGAAGTAAAGTTGATAACAGACTGATTGAATCCCGCAATCTTGGAAATCTTGCTCTTGTCCGGGCCGGTGACTGTGACCACGGGAACCGTAGTGTTGAGAGTGATATCATCCGTCACCTCGGCGCTCTCGTTGCCCACATCGTCACGGACCTTGATATGTACAGTCTTCAGGCCATCCCCAGAAGTCAGGTTGACGCTCTTGCTGGTGGCAAAGGTCTCCCAGCTGGCGGACTCTTCCTCCGCGACACCATCAATTCCCCAGATTTTCATCTGGTAGCCGGTGGTCTGCTCGTCGCTGACTCCAATGGTCAGCTTTACCGCTGTACTGGTCGCATACAGTGCCCCATCATTGATTTGCAGTGTCAGGCCAGACGGTGCGGTGGTATCAAGAGTTAGGTTAAAATAGCTTGCCATTTACTGACTCTCCTTTGTGTCAAGTTGGATATATACATAGGCCCCTGGCCTTTCATAAACATTCTCGCTGCCAGCCATGATGGTTTTAATCCCCATCTCTCCCAGCATCAAGGTCTCTATGGTCTCTGTTCCTGCATAAATCATTTTGCTACCCCCGAATCAGATAGAGCGTGGTGGGGCTCTTTGTGGGAAGCTCCTCATATTCCTGCCTGTCTATCACACGGATCACTGATATCTCCGGAGATGATACATTGCCGGAACCGGAGCCGCCCAAAACCCACTCCGCAGCGCCGTCCAGAACACCCAGAAACTTTCCTTCGTCCTCTGGGGTAATTTCCGGCACTCCATCTCCGGGCGGTCCCTGTGGCCCCTCCGGGCCGGGTTCTCCGTCAAACTTTCCGGCATCCGCGTCATCCCGTACACTCTGCGCAATCTTTTCCGCCTGTTCGGCGGCTTCTAAAATCTGACTGTACACATCTGGCGTGGGAGGCTGCGCGTTGCTGCCCAGCGACACGCCCTCCCGAATTTCTCCCAGCTGCGCCCAGATGGTGGGGAGAACGACTGTGCCGCCCTTTGTTCCATATACGCCAACCGACAGGTTTCGTCCCGGATTCTCCAATACCTCCCACGGAATTTGGCACTCGTTGGAGTCGTCCAACACCACGGAAATTTGATCGTCGCCCGCGTGGAATACCGCCGTCCTGTCCAGGCCATCCCAATCCGAGTTGAAGGAAAATCGAACCGTGTAGACATTAACGGAACCACTGGTCACGCCCTCTTTTGCGCAGACTTCCAAATATATTTTGTTGGCTTGTAGATGGAACATGATGCACCTCTTTCGGACGCTGAATTAGGAATAAATTACTGGAATAACTCCGCACAAAGGCAATTAAAATATGTCGAATTCAATGTTATACACACTGTAGCCAGGTTTTGCGATAAAGGCTCCGTAGGAAATTCTATATCCAGAAACGTCCTTAGTAGTGTCTACCCAGTATGTATTATCAAAGCCTTCAATAACTTTAGGGCGAAACTGATTGTTGTTTGAGTCCATAATGTTAACAAAAATAACAGTACCAGGAACATAAACCGATATGACATCATTAACAACTTGATTATATCTTTGTATAAGTCCTGCGGGTGATACAAACTCAACAATATCCGTCGCGCTTCTAACACGAAGGGTGCCTGTGAAAAACTGTGATAATTGTCCTGTACCACTCACCTTTACTCCCGCCTCACTGGTAAAGGTCTTTCCTGCGGCTACGTCTGCGGCAGTGGCGTTGCCGAAGTTGCTAATTGGACACATCATATTAAGTATCGAATCTTTTCGCATGATTCTGTCCATTTCAAATGTGTAGTCCAGCTGAAGATTGGTACTGTTTAGTGTTGGGGTCGTATCTATCACCGTATAACCGGAACCTGCGGTACTTTCTCTTAATGTCCCCGTCACAATCTCGCCATTCTGGTCAATCAGCTGCTTCCCCTGTGCCATATCTGCCGCCGTGCCGGGATTTGTCAATGTTGGAAGCTGCGTCCCCGTCTCAATCGCCGCGATTCTCGCTGGGAAATCATTGGCAGCAATAGGGTCAGAGCTGCCTTCTTTCGCTCTAATAGCGTCCGCAATCGCTTTCAGCTTGTCCCCCTGAGCGCTCAATAGCTCGCCTCCCAACTGTCCAGGATCGCCGCCTGAATAGAGGTATCTGTGTAGCTCTTCGCGGAGTCCAGAATCCCGTCCGCGTAAGTAAAAATATCCGTGTTCTTGTTCCCGGTATCATAGATGCTTTTCAGCATATCGCCGGAGCCGATGCCGTCCGCGCCATTGTACACAGTAAATGTTCCAATCGCTTCATCGTCCGAATCGTACATCGTGTAGGTGTCTGTGGTTCCCGCCGCTCCGGTACCGCTGGTGCGCGTAATGCTCTTTACAGACGTTCCCTGCGGGCCGACAGGACCCTCCGCCTGAATGGTGGCATCTTCATAGGCCCCGGTTCCGCTGTTCCATACCTGCCAGAAGCCCGTCTCCTCGTTCACCTGGGGCGGGTGGCTGTTACCTGCGCCGCCGCTTCTGCGGTCTCTGCGGCCTCCTGCGCTTTTTTCGCCGCATCTACAGCCGCTTGTACATTGGCGTTAGCTGCTTCCTTGGCAAATGACGCAACCTGCGCGCCCGTCACTTTGGAAGCCACTCCCTGCTGCTCCGCAACAAAGAGGGAGTCATTGTCGATGCTCTCCACTGCCGGGAGTGTGCTGATATTCTTATCGGCCATCGGGTTCCTCCTTGAGATTTGCGGATGCTTTCCGCAGCTTGCTCTTGGCTGCTGCCATCACTTCTACCGCGTCTCCATTCACAGAAAGCGTTGAAAGAATGGCAATCGCATCATCAATCAATTTCTTTGTCTCTTCCATATCAGCCCTCCAAAGCTTTCAATCGTTGTTCCAACTGCTGAATTTTTGCCGTCAGCACCGCGACAAACTCTCCATAAGAAAGGCCATACCGCCCCTCGTCATCTACAGACAAGGCCGCGAAATCATCCAGCGGCATCCCGATTTCATTTAAAACATCCTCCACATCCTGTGCAATAAAGCCCAGGTGGCGCTTGGCTTCTTTCCCTTTATAGAGAAAGCTCACTGGGTTCAGCCGGTCAAACAGGGAGATATACTTTTCGGCAACATCATACCGAATGTCATCCTTTGCGTTTCGGTCAGAAGTCACATTCAGCTCCACATCTGATGTAAAGCGGTTTGCGTACACATTGACGGCATTTCGGGTGTCCAGTGTAATATTGGTTGCCACAACGACCTCGCCATTATCGGTGGTCATACGAACGCCGCCGCTAGTAGCAACTACCTGATTTTCACTGACAGCTTCAATCATACCCATCCCATAGGTGCGGGAGCCGTTATAATCGTAGCTGGTCACATACCCGATGTAGCCGCCCAGGTCAGCCCTGGAACTAAGGCTCTCATAGACTGCCATTTCTCCGCCCAGCCGGATATATTCTGCGGAGACCTCGCCAGTCAAAATGTTGTCTCCGGAAATCATGGTGGAGCCGTCGGTCAGGCTGGACTCAAACACCACATCCCCAGTAAATCGAATGACCTGCGAGGCAACCGTAACGCCGCCCACAGAGAGATCAATATACGAGCGGTCCGTGTCGTTCTGCACTGTGAGTGTGATGTTGTTCACCTTTTGCGAAATCGTGGAAACCTGTCCATTCAAACCCTGCACTGTGGATGTAATGCTATCCAACTGAACGGAAATGCTGGACGACAGACCTTCAATTTCGTTTTCCACTTCCAGACGGATTTCTTCCGCCGTTTTTGTGATCGTGGAACGGGTCTCTGCGATCTTGCGGTCAAAGGTTCTGGTAGTCTCGCCTTCCGTTTTATATTCGTGCCGCGTTTCTGTGCTTCCAGGCGCGGAAACGTCCATGACCTCCCCTGTGCTAAACCGGATATTCTGATAAGCCAGCTGACTATATAACCCGCCAACTGTTATGCCGTCTCCAAGTTCAGCAAGTGGTGTCAACTTCGCCCCATCCGCATCCACGGGTTGATACTCGTAATCTTTCAGCGCAGCCAGAAGCGTGTTCGCCATTTCTTGTGTAGCATAAGGGCATGGTTCTTCAATTACAGTTCCGGTGTCGTCTCCTGCTTCGTAATAATTGTTGTCATCTAGCAGGAGGATGATCTTACTGATCGGCGGAGCTGGCTCATACTTTGTAAGAGACAAGGCTTTCGCCCCTATGTAATGCTTGCCATTCATACTAAGATTCTGTCACCTCCAAAGGTGATAGCGTCCCCGTCTTCCGTCACCAAATAGTTTGTTTCTGGAGCATGCTTCCGACCAGCGGCACAAGGAGTAGTTTATCCTCGCGAGTGATCGTCCAGTTTCCGCCATGCGCAACGGCAATAAACTTCAAAACATCCCGCAGCGTATAGTCATTTGCCGGATAATCAATCGTATAGGCCGGATTCAACACAGTCCTGCTATCAACCTGGATGCCCATAAGGTCGGCAATTACACCAACGGCATCCGGCATCGGCATGGGGAACTCCAAAGACTGCTCTGGAACCCATATTTTGTCCGCTTTCAGCATAGAGTCATAGGCAACCACTGTCATGATTCCGGTCGGCTTTATAGACCGTTCATCCAGGTAAAATACGCCAAGCTGCTCCCATTGGTTATTGACCAGTGCATAAGGAATCATCTTTGCCATCGTTGGAATAACTGTTTTCTGCCGGAACACAATTTTCAAAGTAGCTTCACATGCGTTTCCGATGCCAAGCTGATCAAACAGCGGTCGCTCTATATTGGCAGATCGGATGTCCGCATCTGTGTATTCTGTATTGTCAATGACAACTTTATATCGCATAGCTCACTTCTCAATCAGCGGAAATGTAATCCCGCTCCACCACTCTGTTCCGTCCGGATGCTTGATAAGGTAGGATGCCGGGTTATTGTTTGCATACATGGTTTTTGTAACCGTACTCCCCATTTGCGGGTCGTAATATGTAGCCGAAACCCATTCCGGCATAATAGCGGAAAGTACAATACTGGCCTCAGCCGCTTTGAGGGGGCGGCAGGTCACATCCAGTCGAATCTTCGTTGCCATGCGGTTCCGTTCCAAAGTTCCGTCCAGCATGCGGCCCGCGCCTTCCCCGTCCACATCTGATCTTTGCCACTTCAACCCTCCATACGCGATATAAGGAACAATGTCGGTTCCGTCAATTTTCAGTACCATCCATTTGCCTCCTTATACGCGTTGGAGCGTCTTTCCGTACATCCGGTTTTGTCTGTTCTGATAGGCCGTTACCCGTTCTCCAACCTTGTCGCCGTCCATGTAGACATCTCCGCCGTTATTTTCAATGGACGAAATGATTTGTTGTGTAGCTGCAATAATTGCATTGATAACTCCTTCGTTCGCAGTTGCTATACCTGAAACAATCTGATCGTTGTTTGCTACCGCTGTCCGGTTCCCGATACGGCCCACTAGCTCAGGGCCTTGTTCTCTGGCAATGAACATTTCGCCGTGGTCCGGAAATCCGCCAAGTGCATAGGTTGAAACATTGATCTTGGGAACAGACATTTTTTCAAGATCGAAAGAGCCTGTTATAGAAAATCGAGGAACCTTTACTTTAACGCCTGTAAATAAATTTTCTAGCGAAGTCCTGACAGCGGGTTTTGCGCTTTCAATTCCTGTTTTTATATTGGAAACGACATCTGTTCCGAACGTTTTCATAGTATTGTAGGCAAGAAAAGCGTTCTCAGATACGCCATCAGAGAAACCAACTACCAACTGTTTGCCAACTTCTTTCAAGTTGATAAACATATCGCTGGCAAGGCTTATATTGCTGCTTCCGTCTATGTTCAGTTTTAAGCTGTCCATAAGTGAAATATAATCAGATGTCAGGTCAATTGCTTTCTCAATCTCGGGATTAGCAATTTGCAACTTGGCGTTCAAGGCTCGTGTGTCTGTTGTGATGTCTTCTACATCACCAGTCAAAGCTTGAATGGGATTCCCCGCAAATAGTCTCTGGAACCCGCTCACAATGCTATCCCAAGTAATACTCCCCATGCTATCGGTATAGGAAGAAATTTCACCTGCAAAATCTCCCATAAAATCCACAAAATCAGACACATCATTTGTGAGTTGCGGTAAAGTTTCGTTCAAATTACGAAGGAGGGCGCGAGATTAAAATTCAGTTCGTCAGCCACATCGACTAAACTTTCTGTGAATAGAACAAATGCCGCTGCAAGTTCTACTAAAATCGCAGTTCCTAACCCAATCGCAACAGGGAGAAGACCTACACTTGCAACCGTAGCTGCGCCAAGTGCCGCAGTCACAACACCAATTCCAACCAGTAACGATGTCCCAAGCGCAATCCCGGAGGCTATCGTTTCCCCATTGTCCAGAACCGGTTGCCACGCCTGACCGATTTCATCCAGGCCCTTTCCGATAGCCAGATTTCAACGATGAATAACCCGGTTGCCACGCCCAGCTCAAGCAGAATTGCGGTTCCGATTCCAATATTGATAGCTGCTGTTGCTCCCAAGGTTCCAAGACCATAGGTGGCAAGCCCGACAGCCGCAATAGCCGTTGTGCCAAGCCCGACTCCTGCCGCAACCGTGGCACCGTTGTCAATAACCGGCTCCCATGCCTTCCCGACTTCCTCTAACTCATATCCCAAAACAGCAATTGCGCCAACAATAATAACTGCTGCCGCAGCTACTTCTGTGACAATCAAAACACCCCATCCAAGATTTTGCGCAAGATTTTTCAGGGTACCGTTTAAGCCGCTTCCAGAACTGCCGCCCACCGCATTAGACACATCTTGCAAAGTTTCGGAAGCGCCAGTGATTGCTCCGCCTGCGCCGATTTTATCAGTAACACTTTTAATCTTGCCAATGGCTGTCAAAAATCCTCCAACAGTCAATAGCAGACCAGCCGCCACTTCAACCTTATCGACACCACTCCAATCACCAGTTCGAAACGCCTCTATAACATCGGCTAAATTTCGAACAACCAGCGTAAGACCGGTTAATATCATACCGCCGCCAGTCAATATGGGGTTTTTAGTCCAAAGTCCAATACCAGCTAGGAAAACACCAACATTTCTAACAAGATTGGTAGCATTGTCAAAATTAATCCCATTGTTGACCATGTCAGAAATGCTCGATACGATGCCGCTCAATCCAGAAATGACTAGAAAAGCACCGCCCAACTTTACATTTCCGAGTGCTGCAAATGCAACTCCAAGACCTTCTGCAAAGCCGCTGATTAACTGAGTGACATTTGTAAGATTGGGGCCATTCTTGATAATGTCATCAATAGCCTCTTTGATCTTGTCCCATCCGTCTAAAAATAGTCCAAGACCAGAAATTGCAAAGGAGATTTTATACAGCAAGTTTTCGCCTTTTATCCCCTTTATTTTATTGAAAAAATCAAGTATACCATGAGCGATTTTCCATTCCGCCAGTGCAACGCCAATCGGGAGAATATAGTTGTATAAGATGTCTTTAAGTTTTTCTTTTAACTCGTCCGCCTGTGTTTGAATCTGACTGATCGCATCCTTGTCCCAAATATTCGGGATTTCAAGATCGCTCGCCCATCCAGAGGTTCCAATGTCACCAACAGACGTCCCGGCAGAAGTTGGCTCCAAAATAGTTAGTTCGTCGATTCCAAGAAGAGTTTTCTTCATCTCCTTTGCGGCGTTGGTCACTCCATTGATTGCGCCTTCCGTGTCCTCTGTACCATTAGTAATTCCCGTTGCCCAATCACTTGTCTCCCACTCCGGCATCGTGAATCCAACAAGAGTAGCAAGCGCTCTGATTGCATCCGTCAACACTTCGACAAATGCCTGTACCCAAGGTATGATTTGAACGATGATCGGGAGAAGAACCGTACCCAGAGCCCGTCCCAGCTGTGTGATCTGCTGGCTTAAAACCCGCATAGCATTGGCAGGACTTTCAAGAGTGCGGGCAAAATCTCCGATTGCGCCAATACGACCAGCGCCCTCCATAAGAACGAGGCTGCGCAGAAGTGCCTTTTCCTGTTCCGTCATGGACATTACGCTTTCGTCAATCCCATGAGCAAGGGCATATTCCTGCAAGGTAGCCTGACTGATGGAAATACCCAGTCGGCGGATAGGTTCGATTTCACCGGAAAGCGCAGATTGCAAACGAAGGATAGATTGCTCTGTGTCCTCGTTGTATAGCGAGCTCAGATCATAGGCAAGCTCAGTCAATCCTTCACTCAGATCATACGCCTGCTTCCTGGCAAGACCGAATCCGTTTGCCATAGACATGAACACGCCCTGCGCCCGCATCCATTCAGACGGGTCTATACCAAGTCTATCGTTGAGAAGTTCTGCATAAGCAAATGCCTCGTCGTAAAACTCCCCCATAGATACTTGAAACAGGTTGACATTTTCAATGTAGTCATTTGCTGATTTAACCCAATCAGACATTGCTGAAGCAATACGACGGAATACAATCGTGTAAACACCAAATTTTGCCTGCACTGAGCTAATCCCTGTACCAAGCACGCCAAAACTCTTTGCCGTTTTATTATTAGAAGCGGCCAACCCCGCATTACTTTGGATGATCTTTTGAATCCTGATGGGGAATGCAGCAAAGCCATTAGATACTTTCTGCATCTCCGTGGCAAGTGGGCGAACAGCAGATGCGACTTGATTCATTTGGGTTGCAAATTCTCCAAGGTCCGCTTCTTTTAAGGAAGCGCTGATTTCCGGCAGTTTTTTTAGAGCATTGATAGTTGAATTTAATCCGCTAGATTTCTGAATGGAGGACAAACTATTTAGTGTTGGTGCTAGTTCTTTCAGCTTTCCAATTCCTGTGTTGTTCAAACTGGCTGCGGCAGACGCAAGTGCTTGAAGCTGCTTTGATACGGTTGTTAGTCCGGCTCCGCCTTTAGCCGCTGCTTTCAAGTTGGTCAGAGCATCCGCCAAATCTTGCACTCGTTTTGCAGCTTCGCTCGATGTTGCCTCAATTTCAATTTGCAGGCTGTCGATATTAACGGCCATGTTGCCACCACCTTTCAATGTTCGGCACTCGGCACTGTGACACTTGGCACTATACTTATTCGCTAAAAATCTTTACGTTTCGATTTTTTCTGTTCATAGAAATCTTTGAACACTTCCGGCAGCTCTGGCAAAAATTCACTTCCATTAAACGTTATATCAGATGCAATGATGTCCATCCTAAATACCGGAAGTCTCCCAGCCTTATGTGAAATCAAATATCCACGCACATCTGGCACTTCTTTACCATTAATAAATATTTTCCCACTTGGCCCTTTTGTTTTAATTTCAATTGTTGCCATTGTTTTGCCTCCACCAATAAAAATTCCCCGCTACCTACTTAATAGAGATAGCGGGGACTCTGCTTTATACAGTATGTTGATTCAGGATATCTCGAATGACAGGAATCGCACTTTCAAAGTATCGAAAACTCTGAACCTCTTTGTTACTGCTTTTCGCTTTGTCGTTAAATCTCGCTCCGTATTCCTCGCTTTTCAGCTCGTTGGCGTTGCAGCCTATTTTTATGTACACAAAAAGTCAAGAGGTTTCCATAAAAAATTTACCCTCCGCTCAAAAGTGAGCGGAGGGTTGGTTAATATAGCCTTAGAATTTAAGATCAAAGGTGGAATAATCATCAAACATGATCGACCCACTAGAGTGTATATTCTCCAAAAGTTTCGGCAAATCATCAAACCTTACTTCAACAGAATTGTTTTCATTCGATGATATGGAATGACTTGTAACATATCCGCTGTTAATACCATTCACACGAAAATCTGAAAATGTTAATGTCAAGCTTTTTCCTGTCTTGTTAATAACAGAAAAAATAATCGCAGCTTTTGGTACATCTAAGTTGTCGGGGGCATGTATAATTTCATATTCAGTTGTCCCCTTATACACGATAGATATTTTATCGTCGTCGTATAACGTTCTTCCTATGGTTAATTCTTTCGGGTGTTCTAATAACTCATCTAATTCCTGTTGTGCCTCAGCTAAAGTTGCCTCAATATCGGCCGCCGTAACGACAATTACATCAGATGAGCCACCAATCGTTTCCAAAAAAGATATGTCATGGCCACTCTGGTACGATTGAATTGAAAGAGACGCTTGATAGTTCTTTCCATCAGACGGGCAATTAAAAATAACATTTTCAAGACTATCATATACCGATTGATTGCCTTCGAGAATAGTTCCAAGTAGCCTATCAATATCAGATGCACATATATTGGGGTCTGCCTGCCTTTCTTCCTCTCCAACAAACGAAATCGTTAAATCATATCCATCCTCCGTGGTATCAATAGAATCAACATTGATTCGAAAAATTCCGTTGTGCAAAAATTCATATTCTACATCAGAAGAAGACGGGTGTTGGATTTCTTGAGTTAAGTCATCGTTTTGGGTGGTTTTTGCGTTTCCGTCTTCACAGCCAACCACCCTAGCCATCATAAATCCAGCCAAAATAAACGAAATTAGCTTCTTCATTTTCAGCCCTCCTCCCCCAAATATTACCACAATCTGAGGGAGGAGGCAAGGAGGAAATACCTTGTTATTTACGCTGACAACATCTTTACATTCGTCTGCGCAATAAAGGATTTAACTTTTTCATAACCCCAGCCGCAATCAACGAGTCCGCTTACTAAACACTCCATGGACTGAACCTCTCTCAACTCCTCTTTGCTGAAACAGTCTCGTAAATTGTCTGTTTTACCAATTCCAAAATCAGATCGAAGCTGCGCGGCGTTTTTCCCAAACAGGACTTTATAAATACAGTTGGTGTAATTGGAATAGGCGTGTCCGTGCATCCGATCATTTTCACTGGATTGCTGCAAAGCTTTTGTCAACGCCTGGCGAACAGCAATTCCCTTCTCACGCTCAATTCGCTTTCCTTGCAGGGCGGCTTCCATAGCGTTGAATTGCTTAATATAAGCTTCTTTGAACTTCATAGCCAGGTCTCCAGTATATCCCATAACAAGAAGAGTAAATCCATCTCGTGTCATAGTATAGGCTTTCTGCATTCGGTTCATAGAATCGGTGTAGGAGATCGGCTCAAAATTGAGCCGATTAAACTCTTCGGAACACCCCAGATTTTCGACATCGCGCAGAACATTTTTGTGTTCCTTGCCAAATGTTTCGGCAATATCGAGACTTGTGCAAACAGCACGTTCTTCTTTTCCGAATTTCGCAATTTCCACTAACATTCTATCAATCCTTTCTGTTGATTTCATATGATTTTTGAATCTACTTTTAGTTTATCTTTGAGAGGCGGCGGGGGTATATCCCGCCATGCGTAACCTCTCAAATGGTAGATTTTCAATCAAAATCTCCGCTATCTCTATTAAGTTTTCAAGGTACAGTTTCTTGACAGCTATCCGGTCATCCCGTATAATAGCTACCAAGAGGTGAGCGGGATGTTAGATGAACAGGACATTGAAATGCTTGCAAGATTGATGTCTCAGCAAAAGGAAGATATTATCAGCGAGGTCGGCGTTGTCGTGGATTCTAAAATCAAAGACTCCGAACAACGCATGATAACCACCATGATTCTAAGGTTAGAGAATCCGAACGGCGCATGATGGTCATGATGGAATCTTACTTTGACCCCAAATTCCAAGCTCTTTCAGAACGCCTTGACGATATTGAAAAGAAGTTGATCCCGCAAGAAGCTATGGACATTATGGAAGATCGCGTGGATGATCTTGAAAAGACGGTGGCTATACATACCCGGCAAATTGAAGAATTGAAAAAAGCTCAGTAATGAATGCCTCAGACGGTGCCTGTTTCGGGTGCCGTCTTATTATTTCCGGACTTGGATGCTTGAAAGTGCTTCTTTGTTGCTCGCGCCCAGTTCCTGAAAAATAGTTGTGCTTTTAATCTTTCATTCTCGGCCTCTTGATCTTTCTCGGCTTGCGGCTTTGATTCATTTCCTATGTCGTATGGCCTTGTCCGATACGGAATTGGCTTTGTCCCCTTTTTCGCAAATGCTTGCAGCACAGGAGACACATCGCACAACGCTTCATAAATGTACATCCCAAGCAGATGTGCCTTTGAATTTTCACGCTGCATCCAGAGTTTATTTGCCTTGCGGGCCGCCTCTACCATCCATACATCGCCATACCAATACTGTTCCCAGGTCATGCCGATGGACAGATAGTAGGGGCAATCCGCCTCAAAAAGTTCTGTGTACGACTGTGGGCCTTTTATAGCTCCACAGTCACCTCCGCGTTTTTTGCGGAGTCCTCGTCAGTAGAGATCAAGTGAGTAAGCGCAGCCTGATTATAAAGCTGCATCAACCGCTCCAGAAATGCGCTCGTCATGCCGCCCATACCATCCAGCAGGGCATCAGTCTGAGACCGAGCTACATTCTTGTGATTTTTTCGGAAAGCATAGTAGAACAGCTCCGGGATTCTAGTCACCGGGAACACTGTCAGCTCGTCTACCTTAAAGCCTCGATTCTCTGCAAACTTAACGCTTTCTCTGCTAAAGTCCAGCTCATACGCCATGCCAGTTTTGTTGTCATTGACACGAACAGGCTGCACCCGGTCCTGAATATTGATGATATTATCGCTCATATGTTATAGCCTCCTATTAAACATCAAGACTCATGCTTTCCAGATCAGTAGGCTTGGCTGCCCACTGGGGAGCTCCGGTCGGGGTGATGTAAAGAGTCGTCTCCAGAACAGCGGAGACCTCCATGGCCGGCATACCCATCGGAGAGGGCTGCCCGGTAAAATATAGCGCCTTTGTTAGGCCGGGAATTACGATGCAAAACCAGGTGGCTTTATTGTCCGCTGCTGCTGTGTCGTAAGCATCCACAACGCCCTCCCACTCAGTCATAGAAACTTCGGTCAGGTTCGCGGTAAAGGAAAGCGCACCGCCGATGTCCTTCAAACCGGGGATATAGGTTTTCCACTCCGTCTCTTCCAGCGTGGTGGTCTCTAAGTTGTCGGGTTCCGGGTTCAGCTCCGGAATGCTCTTGATCTCGGAAATCTTTTCATATCCCGTTGTAGGGCGCGTTCCAGCGGTAGCTTCTGCAGCATACCAGAGAGTAACGCCCGCTGTGCTAAGTTGGATTCCTGCCATAAAATAGTACCTCCTAAAAGTTTTTAGGGAGGCACTTGGCACGAGGCACTTGGCACTGTCAGCCCTTTTAATTTGTGTAGATTCTAAAATCCTTGTCCGCTACGCCCTCATACCGGACAACAATGCGGAAAATTTTGGCGTCCTGCAAATTAGATATTGGATTACTCATAGTCCGGGTAAAACCCAGCTTGGAAAACTCGCTGTCTACCGTTTCCAAGATATCCTTCGCCTCGGATTTTTTAAATCCCTCGGTATTTGTATAAATGTTTACTTCATACATCAGCGATACGGCGTTTTCCAGATTTGGCGCTGCCGTTCTCATTTTTTGAAGCACACTGTTGTCGCTTTCAACGATGGTGACAGCTGGGAATTTCGCAGGGCTATCTACATATTCACCCGACACAAAAATCCCTTCATAGGAGGCTCGAAGCACTCCTGCAATTCGGCTGAAAAGGAACGATTCAATGTCTATCAACGCATGACCTCCTTTGCTAGCGGCACCACCATGTCCCGCAGCATTTTAGCGGTATCATACATATACGGTCGGCTCGGCATACCCTTTGTCCAGTGAGCTTTTCCGTCTCTTCCAATGTACCACCAGCCTAGTTCCCCATGCTCATTCACATCGTATCTCCATCCGGCAATCGCTACCTCTGGATGTGGATTCCGTGCCCCTACGATGCCAGTTCCGAACTCACAGAAGATGGAGTGTGTTGCTGTGGAAACTACAAATCCAACCTTTCCTTTGTACTGGCTTTCAATGCCACGCATCAGTTCTCCAGTGTCGTAGATATTCATATAGGATGCATTGAGTTGGGCTAAAGATACTCCCTGTTCGGTCAGCTTTCGCGTTAAATCGTCAGCGGCTTTTTTAACCTTCTTCTGGTACGCCTTGACTTCCTTCAACGCTTGGTTGATCGAGTCCATGTTCAGCTTCAGTTTGATTTTTGGCACTTTGCATCGCCGCCTCAATTTCTGCCTTTCTAGCAAACAGTTTTTGTTCCGCTTCGTACTCGGAGACCTTGACTCGTTTGATAGCGTACTGGACACTATTCTTCCATGGAGCTTTCCGCTTCACAATGTAGTTATATGGGCCGCTGGTGTCAGCACCGTCTACCCACAAAACGGAATCCTCGTCAATTTGGCAGGTCGTGTCTGCAGTGGTTGCCGTCCGGTCATAATCTTCCAGAGAGCCAAACTGTTCCACTTCAGAGTTTCCTTTGTTAGGGGAGACGCAGAGCATAGCGGATTTCAATGAGCTGTAAATTGGGAGATAGCTTCCGGTCGGATTCCCATATTCATCAATGATTTCCTCTTGGCCCTCATACAGCTTGTAAAAAACCGGCTGTTGATTTCGGAGTAGGCTGCGCATCACGTCACCCTCCCGGCCAGCGGCGTCACTTCCTGCAAGAGCGATTCAGAAATCCAAGAGGACTCATATCCACGGTTTACGCCATTTTCGTTGTGGGAAATTTCTCCTTCTGCGCCGATTTTCGCGTAGATGTCCATCGCACACCTGAACTGCAAATCCAGATATCTACGCTCTAACTCATAGGGCCATTCTTGAAATGGATAGCGTCTTGCCATAATTGCCGCCTTCGCGCTTTCAAGGCAATCCCGTAAAATGGCCTCGTCTGGCTCATTCGTTCTGAGCTTCAGCCTCGCCAGATTGTCCATTGTCCGCCCTCCTCGGTCTTCCTGGCTTTTTCGGTGCGGCGGGAGGTGGCGTCGGTTCATCCAACACCGCCCCGTGCCGTTTCATCATATCCGCGTCTTCGGCTTTGATAGAGAATGGATTTCCAGCTTCATAAAACCGTCCTCCATAGCACACGCGGTAATTTGGAATAAACTTCATGCTGCCTCCCGCTTTTCTTAACCTTCAAATGTAGCTCCAGAGAAGTTAAACGTCACAACGCTCTGGTTGTCTACCAAGACTTCAAAAGTATCGTTCTTGGTTACCCGGAAAATAATGTCCGGGTCAAATGCAATGTTCTGCTTGGTAGGAGAGCCGTTTTTCTTGAAGGTCATTTTGCTCCCAGTCTTAGTCAGGTGGAAGGGAAAGTAATAACCTTCCTGTTCGTCCGGCTCGGAACTGAACTCGGTATATCCTGTCACATGATGAAATGTACCAGTAACGGAACCATCCGCCTTGACCATCAAATCATCGCCTACCAGTTCGGACACTTGTTTCCCCAATAGGGTCTGACTCGCGGGGAAAAGCGTTAAGGTGTCAGACCCAATTATTCCCCCAGGACGTTGAGCACAGCCACCTCGTCCATGCGCTCGAAGGAGGGCAGGACGATTTCAGACGCAAAGGTGTTGATGTTCACGGGATGCTCCTGGAGAATACGGGTAATCGCAACACCTGTATTCACGATGGAAACCTCTGCGCTGGAAGCTCCGCGCAGATCAGCCTCCTCGGGCGTAGTGCCATACCATGTGCCACCGAGCGCACCGTCAGGAATCAGACACACATAGCCATTGGGCACAAACGGATGTGCAACTTTGCTCTCATCCCGATACTGCTTGTCGTAAATGGCAATACGCAGGCCGGAAGTAGACTCCACAATCGCCTTTACCTCAGTATCAGTCAGGTAGCCCAGAGACAAGCCGTTGGTAGTCAGGTAACGGTTCTTCACTGCATCCGTCTTGGCCAGCAGATTGAAGGTGTAGGAATTCATAATAGCAACCGTCAGCTCAGTACCAGTCTTGGATCGGATAGCGTCCTTAACCGTCTTGAACGCTGCAAAGGGGTCAGCCGTAGAGGGCTTGTCCCAAGTGGCTGTATTAGTCAGTGCGGTGTAGTTAGAGGTCTTCCAGGAACCGTCCGTATCATAATTGTAGGTGTAGTTCATCCCGTTTGCTTTAATCGCAATGCCCACATTGCCGCTCTCAGGGAAAAGCAGTTGCATGATCATCCGCTCAGGAACAACATTCGCACCGTCGATCAGATCACGGGTGTCATCGAACACGCGGGCGATTACCTCGGCGGCATAGGGGTCGCTGGACTCCTGCACGCGAAGCATCTCCTGCCGGTCCTTCTCCTTGATTTTGTAACCCTCCCGGAAAAACGGCATTTCGGTTTCCAACTTTTCAAACCCAATGCGGTCCCGGAAGGTTGCCTTTGCATCAAAAGCGGAGGGCATCAGGGACACAGGCAGACCACGGGAACCTTTTAGCCAGGATAAGTCGAGACCGGCCTTCTTGCGGGCAGGGAACAGGGTAGCACCCAGGTAAGGAATCTGATTGGAGGCAACTTCAGTCCAGTTGGCCGCAATCGCAGCAGGGGTAAAAACTTCTCTCAAATCCATTATGTACGCCTCCTTACTCGTTCACGCCAATGTTGTCACGCAGGATAATTCCTGGCACAGCAAAAGTATCGTCCAGCGTAATGCTTGCGTGAGACTCAACCTTCTTTTTGTCCACCACCCCTTGCACCAACAAAGCGCCATTGGGGTTCTTGGTCGGGTCCACATCATACAGCAGCATACCAACAGCGGTAGCATAAGAGGTGGTCGCTACTTTTTTGCCCGCAGCGGTCATGGGCATACCGGCAGGGACAGCAGCGGCTTCCGTGACACAAATGGGGATCGCCACAAAATCGTCAGCGGCCAGAATTTCAACGGTGCCACCAACAGAAGTCTTGGTAAACTTCATCTGTTTTTCTCCTTTTCAATCAAAAGTAGTGTTTCAAACCTTCGTTTGCATTTTTGAGGGCGTCGGCTCGCTGTTTGCCCAGCTTCTTGGCAAACTCCACGGCCTCGTCTTTCTCCTCGTTCCCACCACCAGCACCAGCAGGCTTTGGGTCTTGCTTTACCAGATCAGCCCGCAGCTTCTTCTCATATGCGGCGTTGGCCTTCTGCTGGTTGGCAAAGACCCGCTCCATATCGCCGTCAAACAACGCCTCTGCTGTCTCACGGGCCAACTTCTCGTCATAACCCGGCATGGCAATATAACGGGCGGTATGCTCGGCGATTGTGGACTTGCGCAGCAGTTCAGTGTACTTTTCCTCCAGCGCCTTGCGGTCCGCGTCAGCCTGCGCCTTTGCAGCCTCGTCATCGGTCATCTTGGATTTGAGCTGCTTGGACAGGTTGGCCGCCTCGGTAGCCTTGGCATCGAAAACTTCTTTCTTCACATAGCCGTTCAAGTCTACTGGGTCAGGCACATCAAGCCCCAGCAGGGCAGTAACCTTGTCGGCATCGCTCATTTCAGCGAACCCCTGGATGCTGTCGGTGGAAATCTTCATGTAAATTCTCCTTTTGGGTTTTGTAAGTGTTCTCTCACTATGTTTTTGGGTTATTAAGCGTTCTCTCGCTGTTGGGAGATTTATACCGCCCCTTCTCTGGGGCCATATTCAACGGTTATTCTCCGTTTGAATTTTCAAATGGGTATTGGGCAAATAAACCTTTGCTATCAAGAAATCTGATTTTATATGGAAGAACTTCATCTACGGTTCCGTCTTCGTATTCTATAATTGCAGCTGTTTGTTTTATTTCATGCTCTAAAAGGCTTTCCCATCTGTGAAACATTGCCTTTTTCCCATCCACAACGCAAGGCCGATATTCTGAGTTTGTAATTGTCAAAGTTCCATCAAGGCTCGCCATATTTCCCTCCTATTTCACGGCCTCCAGCCAACACCTGCACCTCTTATGCGTCTTTGGTGGAACGGCGTTAATCGGATATATCTTTCCGTCCCGCTCCTTGCAGGTTTCGCATTCTTTCCCATCCAGTACAGTGTGCCACTTGACCTTTTTTACCCCGGCATCTCGATAGGCTTTCAGAGTTGATTCATCGGTCACGATATCCCCGTATGTAGCCGTCAAATCAGCCCAGTAATGTAGCCCCCGCCGGAACTCTGTCACCTTGGCCGTGCTGGAATTGATGCCCTCAGCGGTGTACTGCCTCTTGCGGTCAACATCGTTGTCATAAATGACTTTCGTAACAGCGTTGTACGCCGCCAGCAGAGCCAGCAGCCACACTAAATCAGGCGGTTTCTCTCCGTGCGGTTCGGCCTCCTGATACCGCTCTTGCGCCAGTTCAAGAAAGACATCTTGGTTGTCCTTACGCAACTGGTCATACAGTGTCCGGGTGACTTCCAGAACATTGAGTTCATCGAAGCCATGTCTTGCCGCTTCATCTTTGGCATCCTCAAACCGCTTGACCGCCCTCCTGTTCAAAAGGTCGATGGCTTTGTCGGTTAGGTCATAAAACCCGCTCATTCAGCATCACCGCCGCCGTCCTGCGGATTATTCCCGTTGGCCCGTTCCACCGCCAGTTCATCTCTCAAACTCCGCTCCATCTTGCGTTGCTGTTCTTCTGCATATTCCATACTGATCCTGTATGCGTCCTCTGGGTCGCTAAATAGCCCGCTGTACTGGAACGCCAGCTTCGGGTGAATCTTGCTGTTATTCAGCATTTCCGCCAGCACTTGCGCCTTGGACTGGATGTTGGACAGGTTCTTCCGAGTGAACTCCGGATTAATGTCGGATAGCTGCAAGCCTAAATCGCCAGTCTCCCGGCAGATATACAGCACCAGCCGCAGGAACTCCCGCTCCGACCGTTCCCATGTCTTTTCCGTGTCCTTGGCCCGGCTCTCAGCGGCGGACCAGCCGTCTCGGTAAATGACCGCCTGTCCGGTATCGCTGGTGGATGAACCACCGTTCCGGTTCGGCATCCCGCAGATGGTCAGGTATGCGTCCTCTAGGTCGTCCACAATGGTCTGTGTGTTGGTCTGGTTCAGCTCAGAGGCAATGCGGTAGACCTTAGCCTCCATGCCGGGCTGAACGCTCTTGATCGTAATTGCCATTCCGCCCTTTGCCAGTTCCTTATATTGGCCGTCCTCTAGCTCGCAGTTTTGGAACACATCAAAAGCGTTGACGAAATCCTGAATGCTGTCCAATCTATTTGACTCAATCATGTTGATTGCGTTCAGGATGGGGATGACCGGCTCAAACGCACCCATGCGGGCATCGTTGTTCACATACTCAACAATCGGAATATATGGAATTGTACGGGCTTCCTGCTTTGTGATCTGGCCGTTCTGCACCTCGAAATACCATTCAGGGGTGTACACACAGAAGTAGGGCTGTCCCTCCTCGTCCACCTGTTCCAGCACCCCGGCGACCTTTTTCTGCCCCACACCACTATGGTAGATGCAGAACGCCGCTCTTGGGTCAAGGGTATATATGGATGCCGGGGACCCGTCTTCCTCTCCGACTTCGTCAGTGAGGACCATGCGGACCGCAACACCGCAGATGTGCATCCAGTCGGCCAGCTCTTTGTCGAGAGTGTCTTTGCTCTCGGCTCGCATATATTCATTCAATGTATTCACATTAGAAGAAATATCATCTTCTCCGCCGTTGGACACATAACGGATTGGGCCATCCAGAAGGTAAGCAGACTTGAATACCACGATTTCGTTCGCCCGGTTAATCATCACCTTGTTGTTGATCTCCGGTCGAACGATTTTGTCTTTCAGGCGGATGTCCTGCTTGCCTCTGTAATAGTCATACAAATAGGACATTTCTGCCCTGTTGATGCGATGCATGGCCAGTGCTTTGCCCAGCACCTCCACCACATTTTCCGGGGTAACTTTCTTTTTTGCCGTGTAGATTTTACGCCGACCAGTCATCCCATCAACCGGCCACTCAGATATAGCTCGAACAGTATCGTTTTCAGTCACCTTATCACCTCCAGACAAACAAAAATGCCGACCAACTACCGAGGATTCCTCGGTAACTGATCGGCACTTGGCACGCTTCGTCCAGGCATTGCCCGGAGGCACTTGGCACTAAACTATATATTTTCAGGCGCTTCTATCGCCTTTTAACTCAATCTTGATATTTTTCTTACAAGCCTTACAGTATGGATAAACCACACCCGTTGTTTTGCTATCCACTTGCATCAAAAGCCGCCCTTTTCCATGATTGATGCCAGCAGCGGCACAAACAGGACAGTAAATATCTATTTTCATTCAGTGGGCGACTCCTTTCACGATCTTGCCCCACCGCCCGCCTCATGCGGCGAGGGGTGGCGTATTTTGCCTCTTGCAAACAGACACAAAGAAAGGTGCGGTTTGCCAAGCCCCCGGCCGGACTCGAACCGGCGACGCTTCAATCACCCATATTCCTGGGCCGCTCTTCCTACTGAGCTACAAGGGCATAGAGTTCCACACAGCAGGGGCAGTGGTTTTCGCCACCACCCATATGTTGTGTGAAGGAGGTGAACAATGAGAGTGAATGGTGCAAACGCCCTATTCCATATATATTATACCACAATATATGGATAAATCAATATATTTATATACAATATTTTGTATTTTTTAGAATGGACGGCGGAACACCTCCACCCTGTTCCCTTCTAGTTGCTGGACATACTCAGCAAACATTGCCCAAGCATCAGGAACATCGTCATGTTTATTTTTCCCAGCCATCGTATAGCCGCATAGGAAGTTTAGCATCCGGCGATACTCCTTATCTTTCTTTATGATAGAATTGTCCTTAAATAAAACCCGTTCTTTTACCCACGGGGAATTTACTATGATCTTTGTCTCTTTCCCCTGTGTTGTGTATTTTGTTGTGATTTTTGCGATTCCGCCAGCTTCCTTCACTTCTTTTTGAACTTTTTCTGCTACTTTACCACCAGCGCTGTTACTTTCAAACTGGCCCATCTGAGCCTTGTGCTGAAGTAGTTTTGACACCAGCCGCGCCTCTACAACCTCTGGATTGCTGTTGTCACATACTACGTCTTCACAATAAAAGTCATTCCCGTACTGATAACAAATCGGCATGACGCAGTAATCAGTGCCCTTGTCCTTCGTATCGCACACAAACAGAACTGCATCTGGTTTTCCGTCAGGAAGTTCAAAGTACCTGCGCAGCTCATCCTCATTGTAGAGCTGTCCTTCACGCTCGATTGGTTGATTCATGAATAACGCTCGCCAAGAAGCATCATCCATAACATCCCGTTGCTCATGGTAAAACGCTGTGGTAAATCCGGCATGGTTTCCATAGTCAAAATTGCTTTCATCGTTTTCGTCCAGCGCCGGTACAACGATAAATTCTGCTCTATCATTCTCCCCATACATCTGCTCTAATCGTCCAATAACATCATGGACAGACCACCTCGTTGCAATATGGAGTTCTCTGGCATCTCCAATCTTTCGCTGTCTAAGATCGGTTGCGTACAGATTCCACAACTTGTCCATGCGTTCCTTGGAGAGAGCAGACTCCAGGCCGTCAACAAGGTCATCACAATAAAGCAAGTTCTCTGCTCGAACCTTACCAGCATTTCCAGATCCAATAGAGCTAAATTCCAGTGTCGCGAACCTCTTTCCTCGTTTCTTATCGGTTCCAAGGTCAATCATCATATCTTGTGCATTGGTTTTTACTACCTGTACCGTCGGGAACACATCATGCCACAAATATTCTCCCTGCGGATCAAGAATTCGCAGACATTCATCGTATACTCCCCGAAGAAATGCGTTAGAGTGTGAACCTCCAAGAATCGGTTTTTCCGGGCTTCGTCCAGCAAGCCAAGTCAAGAAAAACAGAGCTAATGTAGTTTTCCCAACTCCAGGAGGCAAACTGATAGCCAACAGATCCAGATCTCCGTCCGCCAGCTTTTGAAGGGATTTTGCTACACGAAGCAATTGCTTTCTTCTTGGAATATAAAACCTCTTATCGTTCGGCCTATTCCATTCTATGTACCTGCAATGAGCATCAAAATCATACGGGGCATCAAACAGCAGACTCCGCTTGTTTAGCTCGAACATGCGGAGGCTTTTTTGTTCTGCGGCAAATTTTGCAGACATCCTCCGCACCTCCTTGTTCCGCTCGTGTGCCAGCGAAAAATCTTCCGGCTCCAACAACCTGATCGAATCAAACGCATCAGATAGCGCAGATGGGTCGGAGAGGTCACGCTTGAACGCCCTCTTCACCAGCTCCCGAATTTCCATAAAAATAAAGTGCCTCCTATCCTTTCAGATAAAAGGCACTTGGCACTGTTCGCTCCATCTGGAGAGGCACTTGGCACTCACAATATTTTATTTCTTTTCTTCAAAATTTTCTATCGCATTTATAAACATTTCTCCACATTTGGCGTATACCTTTTCTCCCAAACCATGCAAAGAAACAAATTCTTCTTTCGTTTTCGGCTTATATGTTGCAAGTGATACTAATGCGTCATTGGTAATCATCACTGGTATCTTGTTATGAAAACGAAAGTCATATAAGAACATTAACAATTTTTCGTCGGTTAAGATATTCCCACTATCATCCGCAATCAAATTGAAATTGCCATCCCTAATGTAATTGATTTTCTTTTCCTTTTTAACATGGTATTCTGAATTTGTTTGGTCATATTCTCCCTTTTTATATTGTTTCCTCAAAATAATGTTTCCATGATAATCCAAAATTTCATATTTCGCGCATTCATCAGCACCAGACAGTACCATTTCTCTTCTATGCGCTTTCATTTTCGAGACAAGGTAGTCTTTTCTTTTTGAAATATTGATCGGAATCCCGTTAATGTTCAAAGATAATTGGTCAGGTTTGGGATACGGTATATCATATTTATACATATTTAATCCTCCGCCGGTTCCGGGTACGGAATCCAATGAGTTACTTCATAATCCTTTCCAAGCCCTTCCCAGTAATCTCCAACAGCATCCGCAAGCTGTTCCCATTCTTTGTACTCTGGATTGTATCGGGCATCAACCCAGGTCTGCTTTCCTCCATCATTGACTCTTACCGTCACCATTACCGGCTCCATATCCGGCGGCATCCTATCAGTGCATTTGATCCAGTCCATCATATCTTCCTTTTTTGTGTAGAATTTTTGGTATTTGCTCTTAAAAGCTTTTTTCATTATACCCCTGATTAAATTTGTTTTTCCTAAACTTTCTGCTGTATGTTTCTGCTCTAGACTCTTCCCAGATATTTTTAAACATAATTTGTGAAGTTTCTATTAATCCGTAGACATTAATAATATCATTTTGCTCTCCAACCTTCATAGTCTGTATTATCTTGTCAATTTTCATCAGCACGGCACTTTGCGCCGAATTTCCCAGGTTAAAATACATGGCAATAAAGCACCTTGTTTTTTTCGCTTCTTCAATGTCTCCTTTTGAGTAGCTTTCAATAAAATTCTGTAAAAGCCCCGTCAAAGTTTCCATGTTTTTAATTCGTTTATCAGTTATCGTTCTGACATATAATTCTCTCTTTGTGTGCGCAAAAGATAAGATGGAAATGGAAATAGATATTATTGCAATTGTAATTGCAACTATAGATTCTATCATCATAGTACCACTCTCCCGACCATATCTTCCTTGCAATCTTAGAAGGTGTGTGCTATATTATCCTTGTCAACACGCCTCTGGTGTGTTCTCATTCAGATCGCCGCTTCCTTTTGACCGAGGGCGGCGGTCTTTTTTTCTGCTCAAATTATACCACTGACTTTTACTAATGCCCATTGCTTTGCAGGCTTCATTTACTGTGACGAGGCCGCTTTTTTGTTTTTCGAGAAATTTTTGGAAATCGGGATATTCGCCAGCGGGCCGTCCTTCTTGATACCCCTCTTTATGCTCCCTTGCGTATGCTTTTCCCGCCGATGTTCGCTCAACGATCATATCTCGTTCAAATTCCGCAAACGCCAGCATGATTGTGACCATCAGTTTCCCAACCGGAGTGTTGTCCGCCTTTCCCATATTTAGGATATTGACACTAACCCCATCATCAACAAGCCTCTGAACCAGTTTAGAGCCATCGTTTGAACTTCTTGCAAATCTGTCCAGCTTGCACACAACCAGTTCGTCCCCCGGCTTAATCACTTCCAACAGGGAATCAAACTTTGGCCTATCCAGCTTTGTTCCAGTATAGCTGTCCGCAAAAATGTTCTCTGGAAGAACCCCTGCTTCGATTAACATTCGCTCCTGGTCTTGCAGACTGTTCCCGTTCTTCGCTTGCCTAGAGGTGGACACTCTAGCATATCCATACTTCACTCATCTCCACCTCCATTCTCCGGCGGGCGGGTCAAAAGCGGGTGATTTCCTGCCCCTCGCTGGCCACGCAGGGAAGAAATGTTCCCAGGCGGGCCGGGTCTGTAAACAGGTTATAGCCGTCAATGCCCACGAAC